GTCGATGTACGCCTCTTCAAGAGCGCTGTCAATCTGCGGCTCTGCTGGTGTTGCCTCGGTGTTTTCCACTTTTGCCTCCGTGGTTCCTGCGTTCTTCATTACAATCCAGCCCTCCTCGAGATGGGCGGGGTGGTCTACACCGCTCGTCTCAAGAACTTTCAGAGCCACCATCTTGCGTTGTTTCTTCGTCAAGTTGAGACCCCTGAATCTGGACTGGTGCGAGCGTACATCAGTAATCGCATCAACGATTCCATCAACTTCGGTTTAGTAGGTTCCACCTTTTGAGCGTTTTACCAAACCGTTTCCGTAAGCCTCAGCAATCTCTACCAACTCGCTCACCAAAAAAACTTTGTCGTCCTCTGCTACTTCTATTGCTTCGCATCTTTCCAACACTGCTTGCTCCAACAACTTCTTGTATGCCGCCATGCTCGTCAACGCCGCCAAATCAACGCCCTGTTGTTGCTCAAACGACTCCGCAATCATCATCGCCTGAGCAAACCGCCGCTCATTGCGTTCACGACGCCACAACACCGACATCACAATAACCAGTAACAGAAAAATCGGAACCAAAGCCCCAACCCAAAAAAACATCACGCCGTCCATGACGGCAGAGACTAGCGGGCTATGCCGCCCGAATCTTCTTTACCTTCTTTTTTTCCCGCTTCACTTTCGCATCCTGCCTCTCAACAACCGCTCTCTGCTCATCAGCATGACCACGGACCTCGTATCGACCATGTCCAATCTTCCTGAACAAGTGCGGGTTCTCCCTGACGAACTTACCAACCGTCGAAGTAGGGAGATTGAACCTCTCCGCCAACTCAGCCACCGTTACCTCGACGGCGAAGTTCGTCTCCTGCCTCGAGAAGTAGGCAAGTTGGTCCGTGCCCTCGAACGGCATCGTCGATACATGCTCAGCGATTGCATCACGCCCGCTGGCGTAACCAGCCTCGCCGCCGTAGATGTGGAACGAACCGTCCCTGTTCACCCCGATGAACACGAACCGCCCCTTCGGCTCCTTCGCCCAATAGACGATGTCACCCTTGCTGTGTGTCATTGCTCTCCTTTCTCTCTCACGACTACATTCTAGCGCACCCCACTTACGCCCCAGCCCAAAAACGGTCGAAAACGGGTCCACGCCGATTTGCCGCCCAACAACCACGCCACCAAAACTTTTACAAAAAATAAGTTGTGACGATTTTGGGGTTTCGCTCAGGAAGCGAAATACCCCGGCAAAGTCTCATCCTCAAACTCGTCCATTGCCTGCAACATGGACCGTGTATCAGAAATCATGTCCACGATTTCCGTGAGCGCAAGTTTCTTGCTCCTGATTCTGCCCCACCGCATAGGGGATAACTCGCCAGTTTGGACAGCCCTGAGTTCTTCGAGCGAACCTTCCAAAGCCTCCTGTATGCGTTCCCGTGTCATTCCTTTCCAGTTGACGACGCCCTGCTCATCTCTTGACATTTGTGCCTTCCTCTCGGCAACCTTCTCTGGTTTCGGTTGCGAGGCGGCACCCTCCGACATCATCTTGATTTTTTTGGCGTCTCTTTCTTCTCCGCTCGGCTTGTCGGACTGAACGGTCTGTTCGTCACGGCTCTCGCCTTCCTTGATGCGGCGCTTCAACTCGTCTTTGATTTCCTTGACGCCACCTTCGTTCTTTAGCCCCGTCAGGTTGCTGAGGAAGTAGCCAACAATCATCTGCCCGCTATCCATTCCATAGTTTGAGTCAATCCTGTCGAGCGAATACATAGCCTCGAGATAAGGCTTCAATGCCGCAGGCACCTTCTTGCCTTGGCGCCGATATGCCTCTTCGATTTCTCCAGCCAGTTGATACAACGCCTTGTTCTTGAAGTTGCCCATAGCACCGACCCGACCGACCCGACCATCCGTGTAGCCAACTGGCTTGTCGCTCTTCGCATGCCCCTTCCAGCGTTGCTCCGCCGCATAACGACCTGCCGCTGAGCGGTCACCACCGAAAGACGCCTTCTCGAGCATCTCTTTCTTCACCCGTCGCTGTTCGCTCAAAGCGATGGCGATTGCCTGCTTACGGGACTTCACCTTCTTGCCAGACGACGACTTGAGTTTCCCAGCCTTGAACTCGCTCATCACGGTCTCGACCTTGTTCTTCTTCGCCTTCTCAATCGCATCCCGCAACAGCACACCCGTGTAGCCGCCCACCTTGTCGACGCCGCCAGCCTTCTCGACCTCCTGCTCGACGAGCGCCCACTGCTGTTCAGGGATGTGCCCGAGCAACGCTTCCCGAATCTGGGCAAGCAACATTTGGTCAGCCAATCGCATTACAACATCCTCTCATCCAAAAAACTCATAACCCCAGTTCAGCCCTTCTTCGACTTGATGCCCATGTCATCCGAATGGTCAAGGGCGGCATCCAACACTTCCATGATGGGCATGTCGATGACTCTCACCCTCATCTTTACATCGCCAGTCTTGCCGTCCTTCAAGTCTTGAAATACTTTGCCCGCCCAGCGATGGTGACCGTCGATGACATAGCCGTCACGGGACACATAGATGACAGCCTTATCGTCATCAAGAATCTTCTTGCCTTTCTCCGTGAGGAAAAACGACACCGTCTTGCCTTTCAACTCGCTCTGCGACGCCTTCAACCAACTGGCAGGAACCTCAGCCTCCTTGGTCTCGACTCCCTCTTTCGCTAACTTGTCGACGAACGCCTTACCGACATCAACATTTCCTTCATCGTCGATGCGAGCCAACTTGTCTGCCTTGCTACCTTCCTTAGGGATACCAGACAACTGAGGCATCTCGACACGAGGTACACCATCTGGATACTTGTCCGTCGCCACCGACGAACCACAAAACAAGTTCGTCCCAGGAACCGAGATTTGACAAAAGTTCAGATTCTTCGGCTTTTCCCCAGTCTTCTCCTCAACCTCTTTTAGGTAATCCGCCATCTTCTCGACAATGGTGACGGCTTCTTGAGCGGTTGCCATCTCGACGATATTTCCTTTGGCAATCTCTTCATACGCTTCTTCCACCGTTGACACCTTTACGATTTGCCTTCGTGATTTAGGGTCCCAGCGGACAGGCGTACCCAACTTTTCGCTTTCGCCCTGTGGCAATGGCATTTCCTTTGCTCTTCTTGCTTCACCTGCTTGCGGTACCGCCTTGACATGACCTTTCCATCTCTGCTCGGCGGCATAGCGACCAGCCGCCGAACGGTCCCCACCAAACCCTCCAGCCTGCTTGGTAATCGCATCGTACAAAATGACTTGCGCTGAACCCTGAACTTTCGTAATAGAACCAGCCTTCTCCACCTCTGACACAACCTGTGCCCACAAAGCGTCAGGCAAATCCCACAACACCCCATCTCTAAGGTGCTTCAAAACTGTCTGCTCCCCCTTGGACAACGGCGATTTACCGCAACCACAATCGCATGTCATGTCAACCCCAAATACTCACGAAGCCCTTGCGGAAGACCAGAACAACACCAACCTGCCTCAACTTCCAAACCGATTTGTGACCAATACTTCGGATTTTCCAACGCCGCCGCATAACACAGACGACCCTCATCTGTGTTCAACACCCCAAACTTCGAGATGTCATGCTCAGATAAACCTTCCACAATCATGCAAGCAATCGTTTTACACAGTTCATAATCATTCGGTTCTCTCATCGCATCATCCCTTCTGTGAGTTCACTATCTGCTGATTTACTTCTTCATCCAACTCGAACGGGTTGATACCAGATTTCATTGAGTCGTTTCGCTTGTCCAAGAAACGCTGATACAACACTTGATTCAAAATCTTTATCCCACCTGAAGGCTTATACTCAAAAATCTTTGTAGCAGGACGCTTGGAACCGTCATCGTTCAAGTTCGTGTCAACCACCGTCACCGAATCAAGGTTGCCTTTCTCAAGGTATTGAGGGAAGTTAGACGACACCTTGATGTGAGCGTTTCTCAAACTTTCAACAGGTACCGACCTACCAGTTTCCTTGGAACGAACATAAGCCCGAGCCTCCGCCTCATCGGTATCACACGAATAAGTAATCAAATGAACCTCCGCCGCACCACCGTCACGATACGACTGCAACTTAGCCAAAGACTTTTCGACACCGTTATCCAAAGTCCCGTCAACAATCAAATCTTTCTTCGTTTCTATTGCGGCGGTAACAATCAAGTTCCCGATAAGTGAAGACTCTTCATGCACGAGCGAAGCCCGTCTTTGCATCAAAGGACCGTCAGGAAGTTGCTTACCTTTCGGGGTTATCGTCATCTTGTTATCTGATGACTTTTCGGACTGACTCCATTCGGGTAACAGTTCTTTTACATCATCAGCGTTAGATATGACAGCATTACGAGGAGTTGCCTTGCCGTCAATCTTCTCACCAGCAGTCGGAATGTTCACACCCTCCATCGCTGGAGTAGATGATTTACCTGAACCTCCTCCACCAGCCTTCACAAACACCCTAGAACCCTCAGGGTTCGTTCCTTGCGGTACACCGCTCACGGCGTCACCAATCAACTTGTCCCAAGTAGCACGACGCTCATCCGTCAAAAACCCGTAGACCACCATCGCATAGTCAGGGCTATTTGATGTCATCCCTGTTCGTTGTAACTCTTTCGCCAAACTATCAAAATCACAATGAGTGTTCAAACTTGGCATTGTTTGAGCAAGTGCTTTACCTTCAGGTGTTTTGGGGTATTGCATCTTTCCACGCCCAAACTGTTTATGCCAACTACGAATGTGCTTTTGAGCAACATGCCCTCTGCCTTTCCATCGTTGATTGGCGGCATATCTGCCTGCTTCGGAACGGTCACCCCCAAATGAAACCGCTTTTTCAAACATTTGTTTTTTGATTCTTGCTGTTGCCAAACGGTTATCTATAATCGCATCAAAAGATTTTTGTACCTTGTATCCACCACCTCTCCTCTTATATTCCTGCACAAGCCAAGCATTGGCATAGGCAGATGGGTACACATCGAACTTCTTTTTTGCCTCAGATTTTACCCGTGCATACAACTTGGGGTCAGTCGGCACATTCTTCGACTTGAAGGTCGGCACATTTATCGGTTTGCCGTTTTCACGACGCCCCTTAGCCTCTGCTTGACGCTTGCGGCGAATAGCAGACCTGCGCTCATTCTCCGACATCTTCGCCGCAACAGAAGCAGGAACGCATTTTGGATACTTGCCCTCCGAAGCATCAGGACGCCCACATTCCTCGAAACCGCCGCCCTCTTTCGGTCTTGACAAATCAACCCACTTCTCGTCAAACCACTCCGACAGACCGCCCTTGGCTTTCTTCGTCTCTTTCGCCTTATTGCGAGCAGAGATAGCCGCCGCCTTCTTGCGGGCATCTGCTTTCGATGAAGCGCCCCACGCCCTCAAACTAAGAAGCAACCGTGTCGGCTTACCTTTTTCGTCATACTCTGGACCATTCGCATTACCCATACGAGCAAGGAATGAGGCACGGCGAGGATTGTCGCCGCTCTTGACTGGCGGTTTCAGATTCATGCCCTGTGCCTTTGCCGAAGCACGACCCTTAGCGTTCAATCCGCCCTTGGGGTTTTTTCCTTCTTCTCGTTGCCATGCTGGACTCTTCGCTTTATCGACCATGATTGGCTTGCGTTTATTTCGTTTGCGTTTCTTGCCGCCCATGATGGTATCGACATGCACCTGAGATGAGGTTGGCTGTTGCTTACCAACAGTCGTCAACTTCCCTCGGTCCAAAATCACCTGCTTGCCTTCAGGCAAAGCGACTACGGAAGAAACCTGCATATCGGTTGCCCGTTCTTTGTCCCGCATCGCCAAACGAGCCGCATCCTTCACCCACTTCCTCGCCAAAGGCTCAGGATTGGTGTAATCATTTGAGAACACATACTTGATGCGGGACAGCAACGAAGACCTGCCCTCTTCTTGCCTCATTTCTTTTCTTGCCCGAGCCTGAGCAACACGCCCAAGCACACGGGTCACAACATCGTGCATAACCGCAGTCGTCTTCTGCCCGCTGGTTTCGACGCCACGCAAACCCTGACCCTGCCAGCGTTGATTGGCGGCATACCGCCCAGCCTCGGACCTGTCGCCACCGAAAGACGCCTTCCAAATCGGTATCCCCTTATTCCGTTTGATTTCTTGGTCGATGAACTTTTTGGCGTTGTCGTAAATGAGGGCGACGCTGGCGTACATCATCGTCTGAAGATTGTTCTCGGAGATGTTCTTGGGAATCCCCACCTTCGCCTCTTCCTCCTTGAGGGTCGCTCGGTTCAATGCCCCAAACTTGTTCTTGATTTTTTGCAGTGCATTGTTTTGCTCGTCTAGGGTTGCCGTATCGCCGTTCTTCATCGCCTTTTCCGATGCGGCAATAGCATCCTCGGCTTGCTTCATCAACGATGCAAAGTTCTTTTTCAGACCATCAGCAAGTTTCTTGTTCACTTCATCGTCATCAGGAAGAGTGGGGTTGGCGATGCCCCGTTTCTTCAGTGATTCCACGGCGCTATCGAGAAGTTTTTTGTCGGAGAACCTTTCAATCATGTTCATAAGCGGCTGGCTTCGTTGCCGCATGTCGGTCACCCTTTGGGATGCTTCGCCGCCTGTCGGCTTGCCGCCCTTGGCGTGTCCTTTCCATCTCTGCTCTGCGGCATAACGCCCTGCCGCTGACCTGTCACCGCCGAACGATGCTTTGGCAATCGCATCGTCGGGCATCATCATCTCGATACGAGCCGCCGCACCACCAATCGAAAACCCTCGAATCTTGCCTTCCTTGACCAACTCCCACGCCCACGGCTTCCACTGCACACCGAGGAACACGGTCCCAGACGGATAGGTAACCTGCTGGCTCCCCTCCGCTTTGTTCATCCCAATGGTCACAGGAACAGGGAACGACATCGCCTCCAGCCACTCTCCAGCAACGATGTCCTTGTCATGTTGCAACCTGATACCACGGTCACCAGTTCGCACATACTCCCAAAGCGCCTTCTGCAACTCGTCCGCATCAGTCCACTCCCCATGAGCGTCATATCTGTTTGGGATGTACCAAGGACCAAGCGTGAAACGATGCTCACCATCAGACTTATGAAGAAGCGTCAACGCCTCTTCGCTTTTAGTCATGGCATCACTGACAGAAGCCTCATCTGGTAACTCGTCTGCCATGACCTCGTCAATGGCGTCTTGAACATGCGGCGGCAGGTCTTCCCACGCCACCTCGCCCTTAGCCCATGCTTGAGCCAACTCGACATCTTTTTGCATGCTGGTCTCAGCCATCGCATCGACAGTAGTAGTTGACCAGCCTTGCGTCACTCGCTAGAGGGGTTATCTTCTAACTCCATCTCTGGTTCCATCGGCGCCTTACTGCCGCCCACCAGTTCATAGCCAGAGTCTTCGATGGCTTGCGAAATCGTCGCCCACGCCGCTAACTGCTCATCCAGCGAAGCAACCATCCTTGGACCAACAGGCGTCACATACACGACCTGCCGAGCCTTGACCAACTCGTGCGCTCGCACCGTAATCGGCGCAGGACCGAAAAGCGTCAAGGAAACATCATCCCAGACGACCTCACTATCCTGCCCCTCATGTTCGACAACCCAAGTGTGTTCAATCACGGTTCGACCCACCGACCAATAGCCAGCCCAACGCCGTCATCATCAAATCTTGGTCCAATCTTCCAGTGGACCTGAAATAACTTGCACCGCCAAACACATTCTCGGTTGCAATCGTCAAAATCTCTGTTGGTTGCGACTGATAGTTGCTTCGCTCCAGACCGTACATCCGTCCCTGATACCCAGCAACAAACTTGTCCTCAATGTATTTACCGCCCAATCTCCATCCCACAGCCTTCGTGCCCCCAACGACTCTCTGCAAACCTTTTTCTAGTTTCTTTGCGAAAGAATCATCTGGCTGGTCTGGCTTACCAAATACTCGGCGACTGAGTGCCGCCTGCTCCAATACCCTCGTAGCACTGTCCCTGTACGAGATGGCGTGAACAGTCTCATGGGTCAAAGTGTCGGCGTCGTCCATGTCGGATTGAATCAAGTTCATTCCATCGTTGTAGTATCCACCGCCCCGAGAGGTGAACTTGTGCCTCACCCCAGCGACCAAGTCGAGCAACTTCTTCGGGAACCTTCGTGACACCTCCCCCATAATCTCTGCGACCACTTGGTTTCCAGTTTTGGATTGAGGTTTGTCATCTGCGATTCTGAGTAAGGTTGTTGTTGGAACATCAACTTTGTTGGCGGGGTGGTTGTCGCTCATCGCATTATCCCCAGCCAACACCCGTTTTACTTCGGCGCCAATAAGCCCTTGCACCCTCAAACTGTTTTCCTTCCCAGCCTTCCGAGCGTCGTCCAGCGCCTTGTAGTCAACTGGTCGAATCTCCCTGATTGCTTCCATCAGGACTTCGTCGGCGGTAGCCAACTCGAGCCTTGCGTCAATGTTCGCCGCCCTCGCCTGTTTTCTTGCTTCCCATAGGCGTCGAGCGGTCTCGTCATACGAACGACCGCCTTCGGTTTCTAGGTACTTGTTGTATTCACGGGTCGCCTTCATCAACGCCCCCTTCGCCTTTGCCGCCGCCTCCTTAGCCTCCGCAACCCTCCGCCCCTTCTCGGCAACCTCATTGCCAAGTGACTTGTCGCCAGCCATCGCCCGCCGATACAGGTCGGCGTCAGGCGACTCATCAGCATCCTCTGGCGCCCGCTGAAAGGAAATCGCATCGTCGAGTTCCTTCTGAGTTACCGTCCCGTTTGCTACCAGCCTTGCGCCGATTTCCTTGAACGCCTGTTGCCCCAACTCGTTGACTCGTCTTTCCGCCTCCATTGACTGCTTCGACGGAACAAGCATGACCTTTCCGTTCTTCCCAGTCTTTACATAAACGAACCGAAAACTGGTGGCTGACGAAGACTCGTATTCCTCTGGAGTCATCGGGTTTCCCGCCGAACCTTTATCACTTATCGGATACTCCAGCATGCCGTTTATCCGCCTCAAAAGCGCCGACACCTCAGCCGTAGCATCCCGCAAGGTCTTACCCTCCTTGCCCTTGTCCTCCCGTTTCACATGACCCTTCCAGCGTTGCTCAGCGGCATAGCGACCAGCGGCAGACCTGTCGCCACCGAAAGACGCTTTTAGTATCTCCTCGAGGTCAACCTGCCGCAACAGTTCGATAAGGTCGTCATCGTCATAGTAATCAAGGTCTTGGATGCCAGCCATGTCAGTTGCCCTCTTCCATTTTATTGACCATCAAATCAACAGGAAACTCGATTGAGTGACGGTCCACGCTAACCACACCGTATGACTGCATCGGCTTGAAACCGATTCTCTGCCAATAGTCCCTGCTCTCATCCGTGGTTTCCAGCATGATGCTCTGAACACCCTTACCAGCGGAATGTTTCAGCAACTCCCCAAACAATGCCTTGCCCATTTGGGGAACCGATTGAAAACTCACTAAAAACTCCACATAGACGGACCTGCCCTTGACATTCAGAACAACTGGCGGACCGTTGTGGTAGAGCATCCTCAAATCGACATCTTTTTTGAGTGTTGAAATCATCGTTAGCCCAGCAAGTTTGCCATCTGCGTCACGGCTCACCAACAACTCATCCTCAAAATCCTCATCGGAAGGGTCACGAAGCATTTTCGTCAACGCCATTCTCCCCAATCTTCTTGCCTCGTGCGCTCTTCTCAACACTTCATTCATACGAAGATACTCCTCCTCCGAAATCTTCCCCTTGCTCAATCGAAAATCGTTCAACTTGTCTGCCCCGTCGATTCTTTTCCTCATCGCATGAATCTCATCGTCCAACTTGTCTATGTCGTCAGGAGTCAAATCAGAGCGACCATACGCCTTCGTCTCCACACCAGCGTCCTCGACCGTTCGCATCGCCGCCCCTATGAGAGACAACTGGGCGCCAAGATTCTCCGAGACCTGAAGGTTGTAGGGATTGGACGGGGCGACTGGCTGTTTCTTGACATGACCCTTCCATCGCTGTTCAGCCGCATACCTGCCTGCGGCACTACGGTCCCCGCCAAAAGAGGCTTTGATGAGGTCAGCCAATCGCATCTCCTCATCAAGTTCCCCAAGCCTGTCGAACCAGAGGTCGTCGATGAAACCCAAGTCAGCCATTCGCCTCAAACTCCTCAGTCTCAGGGTTGAAGGTCTCCGTTTGGCGAACCGACACAATCTTCACAGTCACGGTTTTTTTCTCAAACTCCACCTTGTTCCGTGCCTCTCGCTCCACGGACCGTTCAATAGCCGCATACTGTTCTGGGGGCAACAAAGCCTTCACCTTCGGCAACGCTTCCCGTGCGATGACGATTCTTTCTGATGGTTGAATCGTCTCAACTCCGAGCGAGGGCATCTGCCACTGTGGGACAGTCACGGTTTGGACACCGACGACCTCGAACTTGCCGCTCGTTATGACTTCTTGGTCGTGCCGATACAACGCCCTGTCGCCAAGGGAAACACCCTTTGAGCCTTCTTCGATTCGCATGAGGATTGGTTTGCTTTCACCGCTGTAAGCCTGCGTGTATTTCGCCGCCGCAATAGCGTCCCTGCTGGTCGACGCCAAACCGAGAGTCAGCGTATCGCCAACCTGAGCCTTGTCCACCAAGCCTTTCGTAGCCGACCGAGACGGCTCCAAGCCACGCCACAGAACAGGTTGACCTTCAACGCCTTGGTGGATGCTCGCCAACAAATCCTTGGCGTCTTGCGCCAGCATCGCCTCTGATGGCGCACGAGAACCACGGTCCCGCCCCCACCGTTCGACGGGAGCATCTACTTGTCCCATCAGATAGGCGGCGTGGCTTGCGATTTCCTTGCAGTAAGGCAGGTTGTTGTAGTCCGTTTCCCACCCTTTCTCCCAGCGGCTAAGTGTTCCAGACTTGACTGGTCCCTTATTGCGTGGACTCGTGTTGACGGTCAACTTTTTATCGGTGTCGTTATTGAGACCCCAATCCTCGTCTATTTGAGCGCTACTGTTGATGGCTTGCCCAATACTGACAATGTCTTTGGCGGTGTGCGGCTGGTCAGGACGAATAGGAACAATGGGCTGGTTTCGCACAATGATGGCGTCCACACCCAGTTCCACTGCAACCCTCGTGTCATCTGAGTGTTCCCGCAGACTGCGAACCACATGGTCTACCCATTTCGGTGACAAGTCCAACTCACCGCTGGTAGCCATGCGGCGGAACTCCCCAGCGGTGGTCTGCCACACGCCAGTCGAGTTGCCCTCCTCATTTGGGTCGGCTTTGACCAAGTCGTCGTAATGCCCACGGCTTATGCCGCCATCTATGCCGAACCCGTGAACCTGAATCACGCCCTTGACTGTGTAGGTCTGCGGTGTGCCGTTTATCAAACGCATGAAGTCCCCTGCCCCACCAGACGGCGGACTGCCAGCAGGCTTGTCTTTCACATGCCCTTTCCACCTTTGCTCAGCCGCATAACGACCTGCCGCTGAGCGGTCACCACCGAAGGAGGCTTTGATGAGAGCGGCAAGGTTCTTCCCGACCGCCTCTGTTGACAGAACAACCCTCTGCACTTCGACCGATGGACCAAGAACCAAAACCTCCCGTTCCCCTTTTCCGCCAAAACCCTGCAAACCCACAGCAAAAATCGAACCTACGGGAACCAAGGCGGTTATTTTCACTTCTTCCAGTTTTCTGCGCTCCCCCGTCGCATCCCAAAGCGGTTTGTAAGTCCCACGAAAATCTCCCGCTATCTTCGGGCTACTCGTCCAACTACTCGTGACCGCCACATCCAGAAGCCCGTCCTTGGCATCCCTCAGTTGTTCTTCCGTCAAAGCGGTGCCCCTGAACAGCCTTACATGCGTCGTACCTTCTGGCAGTTTTTCTTTTATGAGCCGTTGCGTGTCGTCGTACACTTCTTTCACCAAAGCAGTCAAAACTTGTTTCGCCGCATACCCCTCATCTGTATTCATTATCTTTGTAAGTTCGTCGGCATCTTTTCTCTCGTAGTCCTGCTCGGCGTTTCGATTTGATGAGGCACCAAGGCTTTGTCCAGTCAACGCCGCCACTTGCGCCCTACCTTTTTGACTGCCAACGGTCCACCCTTGTTTCAAGGTGTGGACCAACCTGTCCGCCTGCGTCAAAGAGTCGGATTCCATGTCACCTATTGACCCAGAAAGTCGTATCAACTCGAGTTCTTCGGTTTCCCAACTGTCATACATCCTCGGTTGAGCGCCCTGTCTAGAGATTATTTCGTTGACAATAATGCCCACTTCTTTTGAGTTTTTGGCACCACTCAGTTCTTCTTTATAGGCGTTCAGCAACCGCAACGCCTGTTGCCCTTCCTTGGGATAAGACATGGATAGTTGCACCAACACTGCGGCGCTCAACTCAAAGAAACTAAACTTTTCGACAAGTCGCTCAACAATCCTTTTGGTGAAGTCTTCTGAACTCGTATCAGTTGGTTTTGTCAGCCACGACAACTGAGACTCGTTCACAACCACCGATGCAGATTTGCCCCCCTTGACATGCCCTTTCCATCTCTGCTCGGCGGCATAGCGACCAGCGGCGGAGCGGTCGCCACCGAACGACGCTTTGATAAGGGCGGCGCTCGAAATAAACGGCGCCAAAATAAACATGATGACTGGATGCTCTGGTGGCAAATCGGCAATGTCGATGGACCGCTCCAACATCTTGACGACATCTTTCCTATCCTCAAAAATCGGGCGAAGAATCGGTGCCGCCAACTCGCCATAAGAATCCGCAGAAAAACCAGTTTTTACCGATGTCTGACCAAACAGGAACCAAGCCGTCCACGCCTCAGCCACATACTCAAACTCATTGCCCTGACCGTAACGGGAAACAGATGTAGGGATTTTCCCCAGCCCCAAGATTCCACGCCCATAGTGAACCGTCGATGAAGCGTCCATTCTGCGACCCCCGCCCGCCATGTCAATCGCATGACCGAACTCGTGAACCATCACCGCATAGCCCGCCCGTTGGCACATCGTCCGAACAACAGCAGTTCCACCATCCACTGGAATCGTGACACCCTCTTGAGTAAATCTGAACGACAGATTTTGCCCAACATCCACTTTGCCGTCTCTGAGCGCAGGGAGCAGTTTCAGTATTCGCCCCTGAATCGTCTCTTGTTTCAGCGTAATGTAACCGCTTTGGTAGTAGCCATTGGCGTCCATGTTTTTGTAGGTGTACGAACCATCATCACCCAACGAAATGTTTTTTACCAGCGTCGCCCCGTTTTCGGTGTTCATCATCACCTCTTCGATGGCTTGAAGCGCACCCAACTGCGTTACTTCTTCAAGGCTTCCAGCCTTCACTGGAACAATCCGTACCTTCACCCCGTATTTGTCCAAAAAATAACTGGAGCGGGCGGCGGCGCCACGACCATATCGTTTTTTCAACTCGTCGAGTGTGCCCATCTTGGGCATGCCGTACTGGTCAAGCCCAAAGATAAAGTTCTGTGGACCGTTGGCGAGTTTCTCTTCAGTGGTGCGAACAGTGGGCGTTGTGATTGGCGGGGTGGTCACATTGCCGCCTGCTTGTTCTTTTTTCTGATGATTCTTCCATCTCTGTTCGGCGGCATACCTGCCAGCCGCACTACGGTCCCCGCCAAAAGAGGCTTTGCGTAAGGCACGGCGAACCATCGCATCAACTCTGACGAGGTTTTTGATGTCAGCCACGACTATTCCTCCTCACCAAAATCGACGATGAGATTCATGTTGCATCGACAGTTTGGGTGCGCTGGCGGATACGCCTCACCATTCGAGAACACCCCCAACACAGGCACAGTCTCGCCACCCAACTCCAAACAGATTTCGCATACCGCTATACCAGCCCACCCATCGGGACCGACCACCCACTCCTTGTAGGCGTTGTTCAAGTCCAAAAAACCTTGGTCGGCGGCTTGAAGCCACGACACCAACTGCCCTGTGTTCTGGGCGGCGATGATTTCTGTGCGGGCAATCGTGTCCGCTCGGGTTCGCACAAGACGAGCACGATACTCCTCGGCGGCGCCTTGCGCTCGAGTGGCAATCTCTTCCGCCCCCAACTCGGGGAACATTTCGGTCAGGTCCTCGATTTGGTTTTCGTAGAAGTTGTCGACCGCCGCCTGCCAGCGTTCATGTAGCCCGATAACCCTCACAAGTTGACTGGATGCGCCGATAACCCCACCACCGCCTGCGAGAGCGTCTGCAATGATGCGCCGTACAGCCGTCAAAGTTTCGGTCTGAATCTGCTGAATCAGTGTCCCCGCCCGAGTTGATGCCCACTGAATGGCTCGAGGGTCCAATCGGTCGAATCGCATCGAAACAGAAATACCTTCAGGCAGTTCCCTAATGGAGCGTTCGACATCCCTCAACAACTGTTCACGGGTACCGTCCGAAACATCCACAAGCGAAGTACCAAGAGAGCGTTGCACCTCAGCGGCAAACACCTCTTGAAAACTGCGGAGGTCAGCCGTACCTGTGCGACCTGCCGCAATCATGGCGTTCCTCGCCCGCTCAGCGGCGGCGGCAAGACCACGGAAAGCAGTGTCGTACAGGTTGGCGAGTGCCGCTATCTCCTCACGAAGAACAGGGTCAAGGATTTCAGCCTTAGTGACCGACTCGAGCGTGTGGTCGTGCGGCATGTCAGCCGCCTTTTTGCTGTTCCTGCTGGGACACCATCTCGAACAGGTTGGTCGGCTCTGGTGCTGGAGCCTCGCCTGCGGGGGCGCCCGTAGGTGCGCCTGCGGGCGGGGGTGCGCCTGCGGGGGCGCCTGCGGGCGGGGTTGGCGGAACTGGTTGACCAGTCAACGGGTCCATGCCCTGCGGAGCCATCATGCCGCCCTCCTGCTCCGAACGAGGCGGAAGATTAGCGAGCGACCTCAGATAGTTGTCCATCTCGAGGTCTGGTTGCATCGCACCAGCCGAAGTCATCTTCGAGACGAAGTCTCCGAGGACACCCAAGTCAACATGTGTGATTTCGCCAGCCTTGATTTTCGGCAGTCTTGAGGTATTCATACCGTTCAACCTAAACAGGCGAGGAATGGCGTGGTCGTTGAAAGTATCGGCAATCGTGTCCGCAATCTGCTGGATGGCAGAAGTGAACAAGTCAATCTTCGATGCACCCAAAGCAAACGAGCCGACCTTGTCGTGCCCGAGAAGGATGAAATCTGCGAGGACCGTCATGGCGATTCGCTGGTCATAGCGGGTCACCACTGCATCCGTATTGAACTGGCGGGTGCCACCAGAGTTGAGGAGCGTCAGTTTGTAAAGTTCACGACCCTGCTCATCGTAAGCCAATGGGAACAAGACACCTTCGTTCTCGTTTCGCTTGATGCGGCGAATCAAATCTTGCATCGCATTACGGGCAGATACTTCTGCTGTGGTAGCGGCGGACGAAAGCATCGACGGTGGAACATAGGCAACAGGCAAACCAGCCAAGTCACGCTCAATACCTACAGCCTCAATCTCCTCAATGGTCTTCTTGAACTTCCACGGTCGATAAGCGTTGCGGAGAATCGACCTGCCCTCAGGGTTGTTGCGAGGGTTAGCAGTGCGGAATAGGAGACCCTTCTCGATGGGAATGGTCACCAAACCTTTTGGCACGGACGGGTCTGACTGTTGGAAAGCCCTCACACCGCCGTTGTCATCGAACACCCAGTCCCACAGTGTTTCTTGTCCTCGGAGCGCAATCTTGCGCCAACCGATTTTTCCATCAGTGAACTTAGACCGTTTCATGCCGCTCTTGGCATCTGGCGAGACACGCTTCTTGTAGACAAGTTCACAAAAGGCATATCCGTAAGGAAGGAAAGAAAGAATCTGTGAAATCATCGCCGACCATGATTCGCTCATGTCGTGCATGCACTCCTCGACGAAGATGGCGTTTTCTTTATCTTTCCGTTTGACTTCTTTGTCTTTTTCGTGCCAAGGTTCTACTTCCCACTTGATGGCGAGAATCAGTTTTTCAATCGCATAAAGCATCGCCCCAATGACTGGGTCGTTATCTGACATTTCTCGGTAGACACGGGCACCCCTGATTCCTCTGAGGTCTGAGACGAACTCGTCGATAACGAACCCTGAGGTCCGTTGCAAACCAGATGAGCCAAGTTCAATAAAATCGTCAGCGCTCGCCATGATTTCCGAAGTCTAAGATAAACGGCGGTAGAGGGGCGGTCTAGTGGGGTTGCTCTGGCGAAGAGAACTGCATGTCTTCTATCAGGAAGGCAATCAAACGAAGTGCTTGTTCTTCGCTAAATCCAGACCCGCATAGTGTCAAAAACATTTCGTTCAACGCCACGGCGGCACCCATCAAAGGTGACTCGTTTGAGTTTTGCATGCGGGCACAGTAGCACCCGAGAAGAAGGGGAAAGCCTCTCGGGTGCTAAAGCGTACTTCAGGCTTCTGGCAAACCAAATGCCTCAAGTAAGTCTTCGGATTCAACTGCTCTGATGAGTAAGCCGTCTGCTTCCGCTTCACCTATGACTTCATTGACAGTTCTTGGCTTGAAAATCTCGACAATCCTAAAAACAGGTGCTTCATGGTTTGCCTTGACCATTACCAAGTCAAACGCAAGTTGTAAAGAGTCCATTCCTCGGTCCACTATCATCGCCGAGAACAGGCTTATGCCGTCATACTCGTAAAGGTAGACCTCATGGTTTGGGTTCTCTTTTGAGACCAGTTTCAAGATGAGGAGTTCCATTTCAAGTGGCTCATTTTCTTTGTAAAACAGCGGAGGCAAACGCTTCAAGCGCTCTTCTCCGAGTTCTTCCGCAAGATTTATGAGAGCAACAGGGAAAACTGGCAACTCCGAGTTCTCTGTCATCGTGCCGCTTTGCTAAATGATTCGTTGAGGAATCCTCCAGCGTCCTTGCCAAGGATTTGACATAGGCGCACGAGGGTGTCGATGGAAGGCGAAAACAATCCGTTCTCAATACGGTTCACGGTCTTGCGGTCTAAACCAGCCTTGACAGCAAGTGCCTCTTGGCTAAGTCCTTCGGCAATGCGTACCTCACGGAGGTGGTCACCGATTGCGTTAGTTGCCTGTTTGCGGGTTAGGCGGCGTTGTTTCTGTTTGATGGTCATTACTTGCTCCTTTTTTGTGGATTGTATCGGGCGACGACGCTACGAACGGCGACGCCTTTCTTTTTTTGGGGATGGGTGTAGACCATGAACTCGAACCCGTGCTTTCCGTAGGTATGCAAGAGTTGTCGTTTGGTCATGTAGGGAAGTGCGTCGTTGGTTTTGACAGTCATTGTCTTCAACACGAACCAACGGTTCGGGAACTTGGAGATGTCGGTGAGAATCCCTGAGTATTTGCTTCGCCGTTGGAATATCTCGTCATCTATTTTTACCTCGATGAGGTGCGACGGTAAGGTCTCTTTTTGGGGCATTTTTGTTTCCTTTCTCATTGTTGGGTTAGATATTATCGGGACAGTCGTGGGTTGTCAACTCTTTGTCGGAAGATTTACCAGTTCTGCCTGCACGAGTTGACGAAGCATGCGCTGGTAGGAACCTTGAAGGTGCCAAATCATGCCAAAGTCAACGAGCCTTTGGAAGAAGTCAACGACCTCGTCGTCGGTCATCATTCCCATCTCGAACATTTCAAACTCTGACACTGTCGGGATTTCGTTTTCGTTTCGCATCACTACCAGCCTCGCTTTCCCTTGGTGAACTTCGTGGTCCCGTAGTAGCGGACATCAAAATAGTCAATCATCAGGTCGGAGTTGTTGTAGTTGTATTGGTTACGGATTTCTTCAACGATTTTCTCCAACTGGTAGACATTGAACAAATCAAGGTACTTTCCGTTGTCGTAGGTTCGCATGAAGTCATAGTCATCTCTGACATGCCTTTCGGTCAAACGGTCCATGTAGAGCGCTTCGGCGAACTCTCCCATCTTGTCGTATAAGGCGTCCGAAAGTTGCAAGTCGACGCTGATTGAACGGTAGCCGTCCAACCTGACCGACACCCCTATCTCGTCCAAGCGCCTATCAGGCGGGAAGCCAGCCCCCCTTGCGTTTTGCGAGTTCCAAGTTTTCAGAGTCTTGCGAACCTCGGTTCGCACGAGCGCCGCTATCTGCTTGAGCGGCAGATTGCGAGTCGCTTCGTAGAGCGGGCTGGTCGTGGTCATTGCTGTTCTCCTTTCGTGAGAATGTTTAGAAGTCGGGTCAGAGCGGTTTTGGCATCTTGTTTCGTCAAGAAAGTGTCGGTGTAGTAGTTGGGACGCTCGTTGGTTGTCGTGTCAATGATGACCCACTCGGGGCGAGGCTTGATTGGCTTCGTGCAGTGACCGTAGTAATCACGCCATTTTTTGTGGAACACATCACAAGCCGTGTGCTGACATCCCATTTCTTGCATGTCCTGTTCCTGCTTGACGATGATGTAGCGGGTGGTCATTTCTGTTCCTCCTTTTTGGGTTTCTTGGGATGGGTGACTTGAGTGGCGAGCGGATTCGCCCAGTCGATGGGCACCAAAAGTTTCTTGAGTCTGTCGGTGGTTTTTTCTTTGTTCAACACACCGACCACGGTGGCGGCTGGAGCCTTGGTGCCTTTCTTGAAAACATTGCCTCTGGTATTGGTTCCGAACTTGATTGGCACGGCAACAACGAGAGCCGCCGCCAGAGCCACTAGAACCACTTTTTCCTTGGTCATTTTCTCTCCTTTCCCCACGGTTCAATCATACCCCGTTTCTGCCCCGATGTCAACTCGGGATGTCTTCCTCCAAAACGGCAACAAAACCGTCGCTCTCGAGGACCGTTTTCATTTTCTCGAGCGCCTGCTTGATGGCGAACTGTTTGGCGGCTTCCTTGCCCGTCAGACCAGCCGCCTCGTACTCGCTCATGGCAGTGGCGTACTCGTCGTGCTGGGCTTGAATGACCGTTGTGTGCCAGCCGATGAACTGGTCGTCGTCGAACTCGGACCAGTCCGCCCAGTAGCCCTTGCGGTCCGCCCACTCCACGAGAGCGGCGAACTTCGCCTCGTCGGTGTAGCCGAGGATGTCCCGACCAACCGCCCATTCGGACTTGCTCAGTTTGTATGTCATAGGTACATGGTCTCCTTTCCCCACGGTTCAATCATACCCCATCCATGTCCCATTCGTCAAGTGGTTTCGTCAAGTCTTCGTAAAGTCGAAAACGACTGACTACCTCCTTGAATGGGTCTTTGGGGTCTTTTTCGATGGCATCTTCAAGATGTTCGACACCACGGCACATTGCCTCATCGAATGTGCTTGTCAACCTCAAAATGAGTCGCATCTCCTCACCATCAACTTTTCCATCTTCGATAAGCGGACCGAGTCTGGCGTTCAGCGCCTTGACAATAAGCCACATCTCCTCAAAGGTCAGTGTAAATGTTTCGCTATATTCGGTTGTTGTCATATCCCTGCTACGCACGATGTATCACAGACTGTGACGACGCTCCTTGAACGCTTGCCGTTCTGCCTCATAATCATCATCAACTGCTTGGACTATCTCAAAGTCCCATAACCCAAACCGCAACTTATAGAAGTCGGCTTCGACGAAGTTGGTAAATCGCATCGCTCTGGCAAGCCTGCCTGATGTTCCTACTGCTTGTCCGTTTTGTCCTTCGACGATGAAACGACGCCACCCATCAGCGGTGCGGCGTTGGATAACAAACTCGGTCAGATTTCCCACCCTGCGTATCCGTCCTTTTTCAACTGTTTGTTGACTTTCTGCTTGGTTTCCACTTCGACCTCCTGAGCGGTCTTGCCTTCTTTGGCGGCGATTGCTTCGATGAGCCGCTGGATTTCTTCGACTGGGGCGAAGGCATGCGTCGCATTGGGATAATACTTCTGCCACTCGAGTTCTCTCTTCAGTTCCGCTTTGGCGGTGTGAAGGGTGGTGATTCGCTCATTCTTGAAGCGGAAGACGCCGCCGTCAGGGAGGAGGGCTTTGGCGAGTTTCTTGGCTTCACGCTCGGCTTTTGCGGCGGCTCTGGCGGCTCTGGCTTCGAGGTCCCTGCGGGCGACGCCTCGTGTCCAGTCGACGGGAGCGGTGGGGAAACAGGCGGTGCAGAGGATTTCACCCTC